GCATCTATTAAGTTTTCTCTAGCTATATCAAACCTTAGTCTCATCTGGTCTAGGTCGTGTAGCAAGATTCTTAGCTCGTTGGGATGAACCATCACATACGTTGTTTCGTCTGCTAGCTTTCTTAGCAGTGCGTAGGCTTTTTCTTTGTCTGTCATGCCTGTCCCCTTGCTCGTATGGCGGCGGCACATTCCTTCACGCCGTACAGATTCGCTCTTTCACGATCCTCGCACACCTTCGCACACGCCTCACGCTCGGACTCGCGAACTTGCCACTCAAGTTCTTCCAACAATTTTTCTATGCTGTCGCCGTGCCCTGTTGCGTAGCCTTGTCGCATCATCCATGCGGCGACTTTCTCGCGCTCTGCTGCTGCGACAAGGGCGGCGAAGCGTGTTACAGAATTTAGTGGCTTTTCGTCAGATCCGTAAGCCAATCCCGCCTCCCTCGCCATGCGGATTATTTCTTCTCTGCTCACGCCACCCTCGCTTTCTCTGAAATCCTTGCCTTCCAAGAGTTCCAGTCCTCTCCTGGTCTTGCAGGACAACCTACCTTCTCTGCCATCTCAGCAGTGCCTTTTTCTGTAGCCCACCACACAGCAACCTTCTCTTGTGGAGGAGCGATCTCGAGTTCGTCCTCCCATCTCCCTTGGTTTAACCATGTCGCAGGATGCGGGATAAACTCATGTCCCGTACCCTTCACTTGGTAATACCTGTTATGCGTCACTAAAGCCTCTACAGCAGACTTTTGCTCTTGTGATGATAGTTTGGCCCATGCTTTCTGTGCAGCACGTTTAGCGACCTTTCTTGGGTATTTGCTCCAGAACTCCTCAAACATTGTTTTCTCCTGTTGTTAGGAAATCTCAATGTAAACCTTATTTTTATTGTTGACTGTCGTTTTGTTGACAATCTCTACATATTCTTTCTTTTTAGACATAACTTCCCCAAGGGTGGTAGCCACCTCCGCCCCGCAAGGGTCACTTCTGGATGTTCCTTGCCTAGCGTAGCCGAAGCCAGCGATTCTCTCCACCTCTTGCTTGTCCCACCCATGTACAAGAGGCTTAGTCCAGTACCTCACTGACAGTCTGGATCGGCATGAAACGGGGTGTTTCGCCAGCCGGTGTTTACTTCCGCGCAACCCATGCAGGTTCTTAATAACGCTCGGAGTACGGTCTGGTAGAAAAAGAAAAAGCCGTTAAGGATGTACCCTGGTGGAAGCCCCCTTAAGGAAACAGGGGCAGGGCACATTCCTAACGGCTTACATCCGCTTCCACACAGACAAACTAATCGTATCACATCTCCACAACCTTGCAAGTCCAGCCCTCTTTTAGTTTGCCCCACCCGTGAACCTCTATCTTCCATCCTGCCCTCAAGATAACTGGAAGATGCTCACTCTCTGCAATCTTCTTTACCCTGGCTTGCACGTTACCCCTGCTTGTTGTTTGGACTAAGAGCGTTTCTTCGTCTTTGAGACAAAGGATGTCGCCTATGCCAAATAAGTCCTGCCTGATCCTTGCCCACGGGTTCCAGTGCTCGACTATTTGACATAAATAACCTCGCTCTCTTAGTAAAGCTAGAGACCTCTGAGTAGGACTAACTGACGAACGGCGTGTTTTCTTGGTATCAGTGGCAGAGATTGTCATCGTGACGACAGTCTTAAAGTTTTTATTCGGTCAATATACACCCATGCAAACGAACTTATTAACCCGCTCTTCAAAGGAGATTCAAATGAGCGACTTCCAAGTTCTTCCCTTCGATTTCTCAGCAACCACGGTTACTTTCGTGGCTAACAACACAAACGCTAAAGACCGCATTTGCGGCGGCGTTTCCTGCGAAGTTCGCAAGTCTGCTGCACCAGAGTTTGCAGCAAAGCTCGAAGCTGAAGGCTTCACAGTTTCTTACTAATAACCTGGGGCTTCGGCCCCTACCAGGAGCCAACATGAAAATCGTACTTACACAAGAGCAGCTAGAAAAAATCCTAAAAGAATACTTTTATGACAACTACAACGTAAAGACTGGAGAAATTACGTTTGACTTAACGAACTATTTAGAAGAATTCTGCGTCATCCATACAAAGGAAGCACCATGAGCGTTGACTACGATGCTTGGCTTGACAGAAAACTTTACGAATACGACCGCGAGAGGGAACAAAATGACTACCAACAACAGTTGGAACAACAGGAATTTGAACTTGACGAAGTACAAGATAACGAGGAGTGACTGGGCACTATGCGCGCTATTGGGGATTTGCTACGGAACACTGCTCTTCCTGTTCATAAAGTAACGGAGCCAAACATGAAATTCAACGAACTTAGAAAGATCAACGTAACCGAAAAGGTCGAGAAGAAGAACGGGCTTTCCTACCTCTCTTGGGCCTGGGCTGTAGATACATTGTTGCAACACGATCCTACGGCTACATGGGAGTACAAGCCTCACCAAATGTGGGGAGACACGGTGATGGTGTTTTGTGAGGTCAAAGCATTCGGTGTCTCTCGCACTGCACAACTGCCTGTCATGGATCACCGTAACAAAGCGATCTCTGAGCCAGATGCTTTCCAGGTCAATACAGCTATGCAAAGATGTCTAGCTAAAGCTATCAGCCTCCACGGTATCGGGCTTTATATCTACGCTGGAGAGGATCTTCCAGATGAAGATAAGCCTTCCGTAGACGACCACATTAAAACGATCTTAGAGGCCAAAACAGTTGACGACTTGAAGGCAGCATTCACGAGTGCCTACAAGGTCTTTAAGAACGATCCTGAGTCCATCAAGCAAATAGACGCAGCCAAGGAACAACGCAAGAAAGAACTGACGGAGATTAAATGAGTCAGATTCTTTCTATTGCCAAGCAATCAGGGGTTCTCATCTCACACCGAAATGAGTTCCTGAAGTCGGTGGAAAAGTTTGGCCGGTTAATGCTCAACAAGTCTAAACCGTTGACACCAACACAAACGGCTTACTTGTCAGCACTCGATGACTGGATGTCGCTCAACGATCTGGCAAACAAATTCGGTTGCACACCACAAAACGCCTTGAAGATGATTCGTGCCCTGGAAACTCGTAAGTTGGTAACGAAAGAAAAACTTTACAGGCAAGCCTGGGCCTACTACTACAAGAGAAATCAATCATGCAAGAAATCGTAAAACGCACAATTGCTCAAGCTATCAAATTGCTTAATGCAACAGGAGCTAAATACAAGGTCATCGACAAAGACGGTAATGAGTTTGGTGATCTTGTCGTGTCAGAAACTAAAAAAACAAACAGGCTTTACCCAAGAGGAGCAATGTTTCGGTATTACCACCCTTTAATCAAGGATATGAAAATAGGCGATGTTGTTGCCATTGAGTCAGGTGAGTTCACAACAAAATCGTTGCAAGGCGCAATTACAAGTTGGGCAACAGCAACGTGGGGCAAAGGCTCTTACACGACTTGCGTCGTCGGATCAAGCGTCCAAATTCTCCGCTACTTATGATCGAAAATAATGAACCTAAACACATTTGAAGAAGGACTGCTGGACTCGATCCAGACAGAGCGTTGCAAGAAACTGCTCTGGTCTGTCATCCAACTAGCGGTCGATGATGCTTGCAAAGCACCCTACAAAACTAAACCAATGGATGACACGATCACCGCTCTTAGGTTCCTATTCGGAGACCTACACGAGTCTGGGCTCGACAATTACCTGATGTGGCTTGACGTTGACAGCAAAGAATTCAAGAGACGCATGGTCAATGCCATGTTCTCAGAGCGTCACGACAAGTTCACCGACTTTGAGAGACGAGCCTTTCGAGCAAACTACAACTGGTATCTGAGAAATGAGATCAATCCTAACAACTGAGAATGACCGCAGGAGGGTCATAGAGGCCATAGAAGCCGTTGAACTAGGCTACATGGTAACTATTACCAAACCACCTCGAACAGCGGCTCAGAATCGGTTTTATTGGTCGATCTTGACTGCCTGTGCTGAACAACTAATGGGCCAGCAATACACCCAGGACATCTGGCACGAGTGGGCTAAGACAAGGTTTCTTCCCTCTCGTGTTGTTGAGCTTCCTGGTGGTCAAGTAAAAGAGATCGAGCCTTCGACTGCTTCGCTTACCGTGTCTGAGTTTTCTGATCTCGTAGAGCAGCTCCTTCAGTACGCAATCGAGAAGGGCTTGATTTGGACAGACGAGATGAAAGACGCTGAACTTGACTTGAGGAAGATCAATGTACTCAAACAAAAAGTTGCTTGAGGCTTGCAGGCATCTGCCTTGTGGGGCGTGTTTTTGTGAGGACGGGACTGTAGTCGCTGCTCATAGGAACCAAGGCAAAGGCATGGGCATCAAGGTCTCTGATGCTTTAGTAGCATCTCTTTGTTTTAAGTGTCACGCATACTTAGACCAGGGAAAAGAAATGTCTCGTGATGAACGTCGAGACTTCTGGAACCAAGCGTACATCAACACGATGCAAGCAATGATCGAACGAGGGTGGCTGAAGGTGCAAAAGCACAGCTAATTTACGGATAAAAATCAGACAAAGGAGCAAAAACATGGCTAACTTACGGAAAAAAAGCGGCAAAAGATCGTTGGAACTGGAAGATTTATGGTTTGAGTTCCAAGACACCTATGAAACAACTGGATTCAAACAACAGTTTCTGAACGATGTTTGGGGTGCTTATGCCGTAGGGAATGAACTCAAACTACTGGTCACTCTAAGACCTTTAGCAGAGCCTGCAATTTATAACGGCGTTAAAGCATTGTTTGAGGATTGGCTTCTTAACAAGCACCATAAAAAAATCTCGTTGACATTCAAAGTCGTTGTACACAACGAACACACACAATTTGCAGAAATATTTTCAAAGATGAACTGACATGGAACAAAGAACTGATGATTGGTACAAAGCAAGACTAGGCCACCTAACCGCTTCACGGGCCTCAGACGCGCTTGCGAAACCTGATACGGCTAAGCGCCGTAACTACCAGATTCAGCTGGTTACAGAGCGTCTGACGGGCCTACAAAGTGATTCATTCACCAACGCAAGTATGCAATGGGGTACGGAACAAGAACCCGTTGCCAGAGCAGCCTACGAAGTCCACACAGGCCATTTCGTCGAGCAGACGGGGTTTCATACTCACAAGTCGATAAAGTGGCTTGGAGCGTCTCCTGATGGCTTTGCAGGCTCAGGGTTGATCGAGATTAAGTGCCCTAACTCAAACACCCATGTCGATTACTTACTAGCTAAGGAGGTTCCCACAAAACACAAGCCACAAATGCTTACTCAAATGCTCGTGACAGGTAGGACTTGGTGCGACTTTGTTTCGTTCGACCCAAGACTTCCTGAACATCTTCAACTATTCGTCGTTCGTTACGAGCCAAAGCCGGAAGAGCTAACCAAGATCGAGGCTGATCTGGTTGCTTTTCTCAACGAAGTTAATCAAATGGAGTTAACGCTATGCCAAAAGAACTAACAGGAAGTATCAGCAAGAACAAGAAGAAAGAGAAAGACGTACACCCAGACTACCGAGGTTCAGCAATGATTGGCGGGGTTGAATACTGGATCTCAGGATGGGTTAACGAGGGTTCCGACGGGAAGTATCTGGGCTTAAAGTTCCAGCAGAAAGACGGGGAAGCTAGACCCGCTAAGACTAACAATGACGAGGATGTGCCATTCTAATGTTAAGCGTACATCACCAAACCATGCTGAAAAAAGCGTTTGCAAAGCGTCCTGCAAACATTTCGGATGACTCTCCGGTCTTAGAGAGGATCATTCACATTATCAAGTCTGAGGCTCCGGAGTGTTTCTGGAAGCCGACAGAGTTGGAAAAACGGAGATTCTTCAATGCACCGAGGCCTGGGACTCCTCACGAGGATGCGGTCTATCCGTTCCCGAAAGGCTTACTATGAGCAATTGGAAAGAGTTAATCGAGAATCAGACGAGGACAGAAAAGTTCAGACCCGTCGAGGAAATCTGGAGGGAACGTGGGTGGATTCCACCGTCAACCGAGTGCCCAGACACAATGGCAAAACATAAGGCTTTTCGGGAGTGGTCGATCCGTGGAATCGTGGATCAACCTTATCAAACAAGTTAAGTCGTCTGATGTTGAGGAGATAACGGCAGCGTATAACCAAGCGTTGCCGTTTGTCGTTCAGGACTGGGCAAAGATGATCTTAAAGTTAGCTAAAAGCAAACGACTTCCGATCATCGAGAAGATCGACAAGATACATGGGGACAAGATAGGCCAAATGGTTCGAGATGAAGTTACCGCGCAACACCTTTTGCTTTCTCAAAACTCCTCATCCCAGCGATCCCCAACATACCGGAAAGAATAACCCATAGAGCGTCGGTATCTAGCATGGGAGGAGGCTTTACATCTTGCGGGACAATCTGTTCTGCTTGCATCCACGTCCACGCCCAGACAAGTAACGGGTAAGCAAGGAACTGATAGAACATCGCTCCCGCCCCTACCCAACCAATAGCCGGTCTCCAGCCAGCAACAAAAAGGTTCTGGTTAGCAGCTTCGACCTTGTTAACTTCC